CTGCTGTGCGCTCTCTGAGCGTACAGTAGTTATATAGGTCCAAATTCTAGGACCTGTGCTAGTTGATATAGATCACTTTATGAAAAGTTGACTAATGCACTGTCTTTAGCTCTTTATTGAGTCATTGACAGTACATTTAGTTAACTTTCTTATTGTGTTTTGTTTTAATTAGTTTAAACTTGATGTATCCCCCCTTTATATGTTTCCACTGTTGGATGTGTGTACATTTGTTTATACTTCAGCACGTATACCTCGTGCTTTGTGTTATTATCGTATACTATTTTTGTTAGTGTACTTTATTTATATTTTCATATTATTGCATTTTTGTATTATTATTGCATATTGTTTATTATCTCTTGTATATTAGTTGTCCAATAAAATAAAAGAAAAGACCTTCTGGGTAACATAAAAATTTGTAAGTGAATCACGGTCTCATTGTCGAGATGGAACCACTTATCTAGCTGATCGTCTAATCCCATTGACGATTTGATGTATGCTTAATGCTATATTTTAGCAAGTTCCGCATCACTATATAATGTTCTAATTCGTGGCTGAATTGTTATGCCATGCTCTAACGTGTAAAAGAGAAATACATGCCCTGGGTGAGGAATAGATCCCGAAGTGGTAGCGCACGATAGAAAAACGTAAAACAGTCGTAAAGATTGTTTGCCCCCCCCCCTCCTGGAAGCTATTGTGTTATTTTGCATTTATTGACTACTTTAATCAATTACTACTATTCAAATCAATGAATTCAATCCCCCACAATAGCTCCTATCATATTATGTCATCATTTAACGAAATCAACGATAACCAGAATGGTGTGTTCATCGATAGCGATAACACCATGTCTGAAATGAATCCTAAGGCTTATAGTAAGTCCAAATGGAACAAACAAGTTAAGAGTTCTGAGTTCGACAAAGCTGCTCACAGTGCTGCTACCAAGCGTAAGACACTCCGAGCACAGCAACAAAAAGCCAAATTGGCTCGTCTCCGAGAAGATATGCACAACACTGACAAGGTGTTTTGTGCTGAGAGTTCTCCTGGAATCCCAGGAGAAGATTTCACACCTTCTGAGAGAGAATTGATGCGTTTAGCTGAGACTGATGAGAGTTCAGTGAACAAACATATCCGCAACGCACTCGCGTGCATGGTTAGTTTGTCCCTTGCTGAATCATGGCCATCGATTGTCGCATCTCTTGGGCAATTTTTGGTAGCCATCGTTCCTGACGAGATATTTGAAGAGTGCGCGAAGTACTATTCTTTCCGTTCGGAATCCCGTGAAACGATCGAGTATTTTCGAGAAAAGCTCAACCAAGTAAGATCTGGTAAAGCTGCTTTCGAGACTATACCGTTCTACAAATCAGTCATCAACTGTCTTGCCATTGCATTTCTGGCTGGCTTAGCGCCTTCCAGTATTCGGTTTGACAGTAAATTGCTGAACATGGGTATGGGTGAGATAGAGAATCGAGTAGCAACGTACTCCAAAGAAACGAGTATCGTCGACTTGATTTTCAACGTTCTGGACCATTGTTTGGAATGGTGGGGTGCTGCTGAGAGCGGCACTCTATCATCTCTTTTCATGCCAAGTGATCTTTCGTCAACCAGTATTGAGTTACTGGGATGGAGAGACACATGGGTGCGTGGTCAACTCAGTGGTGTCAACCATACTGAGAGTACGTACAAGGCTGCTATTGACAAGTGTTTGAGTGCTATTAAGATCAGCATTCACCCTGGCAGTAACACGACGCCTATTGATAAGTCATTTCTTAGACGTCAGCACCTTGAACTCACCAAGTTGAAGATGGAAATCCAGGCGAGGGCCGGGATTGGAGGACCCCATGAGGTTCCTCCCGCAGTTTTACTCTTTGGAGATTCCCAGGTAGGAAAATCTGGGATCCTAGAGTTGGCAGTCAGGATAGTTGGTGAAGTGAACCAATTTCCTACGGAAGACAAGAATCGCTATTACATTGTTCCAGGTGACGAGTATGACTCCGGTTTTACCAGTGAGACTACAGTTGTCATTCAAGACGATGCAGCAGCCGAAAAGCTTGCCTACCGTGCCAGTAAGGACTCCCGCACTTTGGTGGATTGGGTCAATGTTATAACGACCCCTTCAGTCCAAGCAGAACTTGAGAAGAAAGGCTCCATTGCTCGTGAGCCAAAGTTTTTCATAGCCACCTCCAATGTCGCAGATATGGACCTCTTGCCGATGGTTAACTGCTTTGAAGCCACCACGAATCGATTGTTGATGATCGAGGTCAAGGTCAATCCTAAGTACGCCGATGAGCGCGGTCGTATGGACTCCACAAAACTGCCAGGAGATTTTGCTGTTGCAGACTCGCACTACCTTCAAAGCTATACCTATGAGCCGACGAACAAGACGGACAGGAATGGCTTGAAAAGTAAGAATGGATATAAGAAGGTGACTACTTCCGAACCAATGCTTACTGGCGAGTTCTTTACCAAGATCTTCATTCCACACATTAAAGCCAAGAAACTTTCCTCTCAGAAATACTTGAATTCCATCAAGAAGATACGAGCGGCACCCATGTGCCCCAACACCTCGTTACCTATTCAATGGTGCACTTGTTGTTCTGAGAAAGCTCTCGAATGGAAACTGGCGAACCGGGATCCTCCCACGGACCCCGCGCCTGAACGCTTGGAGCCTGTTACTGAAGTTGAAGAAAGGATTATGAACAGCGAATTAGGAATTAGCTTGTTCAGCACTGATAGTGTAGCTAGTCCCCACTTAGCTTCGGTGATTGAATTTTTCGCTCCCATCGAGACTAAACTTGAAGAAGCATTTTCGAAGGTTCTGTCCGAGCAAGCTATCATCAAGTTTGATTCTGGTGTTGCTTGGGCTTTATGGACACTTTCGAGAGTGGTAACCCGCAGTTTTACGCTAGCATGCGTAGCGGCCTACTACTTCGTAACTATGGTGGGCATCCTCCTCCTCCCCTTCGCTGGGGAACGTAGAGGAATGCTTGCCATTTGTTGTTCACTTAGTGTGTGGATCCAGATGCTGTCAATCGTGATGGTGTACCGCGTTGTTAGACGTTTGTTCCTCAAGAATGTCTACAATACTTTTCTCAATGCCAAAGGTCGGCCAATGTGTTCGCTTGCAGCGAGATTTGTTAAGGTTGGTGCTACTTTGTTTTCTACCTACATGGGTATGAGAACTTTACAGTATGCACTAGCTCCGACACTTCAAGCTCAAGGGAATTTGATTCCGACTAATGCTGAGGAGGTGATCAAGCGGAACAAAGAGGAGAACATGTGGCTTTCTGTTAACGCCAAGGACAACCATCTAGTACCGCCTTCATTGGTGGGAATGACGCGAGCCCAAGCACAGAGACAAATTGGACTAAATTTGATACGTATTGGATATCATGATGAGCATGAAAATTACGTTTCGGTTAATTGTCTGGTTTTGTGCAATCGAATCGCCCTAGTCCCTAAGCATTTCCTACTGCCTAAGTTTACGCATGAGCAAATTTTGAAGTTGCCTCTCAAATGCGTGCGGAATGCCGCCGAAAATGGTGGTACGTTTAAACCGTACATTCAAGCATTGAAGCAAGTAACTACGGACTGCATTGCTGTGTTGTTGACTTCAACTCCTAACTTCAGGGATATTTCACATTTCCTTGTAGAAAAAGAGTTTACAGGCACTAAGATCGTGCACATGTTCACGCGCGACGAAGAAGGTACATTGACTGAGCGTACAGCTCGTTACAATTACGTGCCTACCGTTCGCACAACGGCTGCTTCTGGACCTGGTTCCATGCATACTTTTGATATGCCGTCAGCCCCTGGCCACTGTGGTTCCCCAATCATTAGTGGCTGCCATCCCTTCAACATTATCGCTTTTCACAGCGGTGGTGATGGGGTGGCCTCGTGTGCTTTCTCAATCTCCCAAGAGATTTTGGGAGACCTCAAGAATACCTTCACCGCTGGTATCTTCGAGGCTGAAGCACTCATCCCAACACCGGCTCATTTGGGTACGCTTAACACTGAGTATTACAACAAGAAACTCTTTGATATCACACCCATTCATCCCAGAGCGGCAGTCAACTTTGCGCAGTTGAATGACCGGGGTGAACACGGACATATGGATGTTATCGGTGGAACGAACTATCCCACTGTGACACCACACTCTCAAGTGCAAAAATCGATGCTTTCCGATTCCCTTGCAGAGTTTGGTCGGCCTAGAGAACATGGCCCTCCCAAATTCAGAGCAGTCCGTAATGTTGCTACTGCCTTTGCCAACATACAAAGCGGCATCAAAGATGTGCCGGAGAGTATGATGCAAGAGGCGACCAGCTCTTGGTTAACAGATGTTGTAGCTGCGGCTAAACGTCTGGGAACCAAGTGCAAACCTTTCCCCATTGAAGTTGCTGTAAACGGTATTGGTGGCTCACGACACGTGAAGCGCATCAATATGGCATCTTCGGCCGGTATCGGACTTCGTGGTCCAAAGACAGCCCATTTTGAATTGGTTGCCACTGAACCACGTAACGAGTACGTGGCCCCACCTTTCATCGCGGATGCTGTGGCTGAGGCTATAGCTGGCTATGAAAAAGGGGAAATGCAAAGACCGATATACAAATCAGCTTTGAAGGATGAACCCACTCCTGTCAACAAGGATAAAGTTCGTCTTTTCACAGTTGCGCCCATCGTGACGATCCTCACGGGGCGTATGTTGGTCCTGCCCATTTTGGACTTCTTGTTCTCCATTCCTCTTGAGTCAACTATGCTGCAAGGCGTAAATTGTCTCAACGATGAGTGGGATCAAGTTGGCAAACACTTTCTAGAATTTCCAGAAACGAACTTCATTGCTGGAGATTTCAGTAAGTACGACCAACGGATGTCAGGTCAGATCCTGAGAGCCGTAGGAGTCGCCTTCCGCTTCCTTGC